CCCGCCGCAACGGCTTCCTGACCGACAGAATCACCGCATTGCTGGAACGCTTCTGGACGCTGGGCATTATCGATCCGCCGACAAATGGAGAGGTCACCATTTCATGGACTGACCTGCTGGCGCCTGGCGAAAAAGAGAAAATCGAGAACGCTTCGAAACTGGCCGATATCGTGCAGAAAACGTCGGGCTTCTATGGTGGTGAACCGCCATTCACCGCCAACGAACTTCGCGAGATTGTAGGCCTCGATCCTCTGCCTGAGCCAAAGCAACCACCTAACCCGAATGACAAGGTGACAACCGATGATCCACTGGCCGATGACACCGGAGCAGACGGCAAAGGTGGGGCTGCCGATAGTTCCGCGCAGCAAGGTTGACCCGACTCGATCAGCGAAGCAGGTCAGCGCGATGTTCCGGGATATCGAGGAGCGGTATCTCGGCATCAAGCGCGCTCTGAAAACGCTCTTCGACCAGCGTCTGACCGGGAGAGAGCGAGAGGTTAACAGCCATAACTGGCATTTCCTGTGCCACGACCACGGCGAAGATGTGCGGCTCTACCAGGTCAATGCCGGCAAGTTCATCTACGACATGTCGGCGCAGGAACTGGCTGACCTGCTGGAGGCGGTGCAGGCAATTCTTGATGACCATCTGCTGGAAGGCGGCGAGCAAAACCTGTGGGCGATGGATTACGTCGCCGCTGAGGCGCAGCGCGGAACGCTGGAGGCCTTCAACAACCTCTCGCAGCAGTCGCAGGTGTACGCCAGCCAGACGACGCTTCAGCAGCTTTTAAGCAGCCCTGCATACCAGAACCAGATCGCCAGTGCCTACATCAGCACATATAGCGACTGGAAGCTGGAAGCTGACCGGGCGCGCGGTGACCTGGCGAACATCATCGCGGATGCCGTTGGGCGCGGTGTGAATCCCCGCGAAACGGCGCAGGTGATAAGCAAGCGCCTTGATGTCTCTATGGGCCGCGCAAAGACTATCGCTCAGACTGAGCAGGTCGGCGCGCTGCGCCAGGCTCAATGGAACGAAACGGACTGGGCTGCCGACAGGCTGGGGCTGAATACCGGGCTTCTGTGGCTGTCAGCGCTAAAGCCGACCACGCGCAGCTGGCACGCCAGTCGTCACGGCAAGCTCTACACCACCGAGCAGGTGCGAGACTTCTACGCTGAGAACGGTAACCGGTACAACTGCTATTGCAGCCAGATTCCAGTGCTGCTCAACGACGACGGTAGCATTTTCAATCAGGGGTTAGCTGAGAAGCTGGCAAAAGAGCGCCAGCAGTGGACCGCTAAGGAGGCCGCGTGATCGTAGTTATTGTTCTGTTACTGCTACTTATCGTGGTCCTGATTGCTATGGCAGCCGGTTCTGGTTCGGTTGATCCTTGCTCCTGTCATCGCTGCGGTAAATATGTTCCTGCGCCAGCGCGTTTCTGCGATGGCTGCCGGCCAGCGCCACTGAGTGGGTATCAACCGAGTAACACAACATCGTCAGGCAAAGTGCTGCCACCACCAAAACAACCCTAAGAGGACGAAACGTGAAGCTATCCAGCATCCACGTTAAATCCCTCGCCATCAACGCCTCCAATATCTCAACGACAACGATCAACGGTCAGGAGCACTACGTCATTCGTGGTGCGGTTCCGATCGTCGATGACATTGTGATGAATGGCGGCCTGTACCCGGCGGAGGAGATTAACAACAGCTACCAGACGATGGAAGGCAAGCTGATGCCTCTGCCGCATCCGATGGTAGATGGCAAATATGTCAGCGCCAATGACCCGCGGGCCATTAACAGCTATCACGTCGGAGCATGGGCGCAGAACGTCAGCAAGTCAGGCGACCAGGTCGTCATGGACGTTTATATCAATAAGGCGGTCGCCGAGACAAAGCCTGACGGTAAGCGTCTGATTAATCGCCTTGATGAGATGATCGCCGGCACAAACACAGACCCAATCCACCTGTCTACCGGCTTACTCACGAACAAAGAGAGAAAGTCTGGCGAGTCGAAGCAGAAGAAGTACTCATGGATCGCTCGCAATATGCAGTTCGACCATATCGCTATCCTGCTCGATGAGCCGGGCGCCGGTACTCCAGAAGAAGGCGTCGGCATGTTCGTGAATGCCGATGGTCAGGAAGGCGAAGTCGAGACTGCAAGCCTCGTTGATGCGGCAAATAGCCTCAAAGATGGCCTGCTGAACAAAGTTAAGTTCTTCCTCACCCATAACTCAGATGCCTCATTCGATGAAATCTACCAGATGCTGCGTGAAGCCATTCGCGCGCCGTCAGGCAGCGATGTTTATCGCTATGTCGTGACCGTATGGCCCGACAAATTCATTTTCGAAGAGGGCAATAAGCTCTTCCAGCAAAAATACCTCATCGACGACAGCACAGTCACGCTGGTCGGCGATCCAGTAGAGGTCGTGCGCAAACCCACTGAGTACGAAGTCAAAACCAACGGAGAAACAAACCCAATGAAAGAGAAGATGATCGCCGCGCTCAATGCCGCAGGCGTTAAAACCGAGGGGCTGACCGACGATCAGGTCTGGGATGCCTATAACCAGCAGGTTCAGAAGAAAGCAGGTGACCAGCCGGGTACTCAGATTAACTCTGACGCGATTACCGCGGCAGTAAATCTGGCGATTAAGCCGCTGACTGACGAGATCAGCACGCTGAAAACCCAGCTGCAGGCCAATGCTGAAAAAGACCTCAAGACCAAGCGTGAAGCGGTCAAAGCGAAATTCCCGTTCATGACCGAAGCGGCGATCAACTCGCTGGCAGGCGAAGCACTGAACGACATGTACTCGCAGTGCCAGACCAGCACCGGTCTGAACCCGGCATTCCAGGGGAATGGCGCTCAGAGTGAAATCCTTTCTATGGAGGCTCCTGAATAATGGCTCTCGCACCTCGTTTCCATACCGTAATCGCGGGCCCGGCCCGCAAGAATGACCCGCAGGTCATTGAAGCAATCATGGCGGCAGCAGTGAAGCCTGGGTCTCTGGTAAAGCTGGATAGCACAGGGAAACTGGCCGTTCACAATGTGGCCGGTGGTGCAGGAGTAGCCCTGGCGCTC